AAGAGAAGCTAAAAAGACATTGGCAGTTGCAATGTACAATCATTTTAAAAGAATTAAATTATCAAGAGAAGGCATACATATTAACAAAAATAACATACTTCTTGTTGGTAGTACAGGTGTTGGTAAGACCTTCATATCTTCGTTATTAGCAAAGAAATTAAATTTGCCTTTCGTTATTGCCGATGCTAACACAATAACCCAAGCAGGGTACGTTGGTGGCGATGTAGAAGACATGTTAGAGTCTTTAGTACGCAAAGCAAACGGAGACCTCGACAAAGCTCAGTGTGGAGTCATAATTATTGACGAAATAGACAAGATTTGTTCACAGAAAACTACATCAGGAAGAGACCCAAGTGGCGAAGGTGTGCAACAAGCTCTGCTAAAGCTTATTGAGGGTGGAGAGTTTAAAGTTGGAACGGGTAAGGGCAATGAAGGTAAGAAAAAAGGTTTTATATTTGACACTTCAAATGTATTGTTTATTGTTGCTGGTGCTTTTACCGACATTGAAGGTATAGTTTTAGAAAGAGAAGTTGTAAGTGAAAAAATTGGATTTTTAAACGAAAGCAAGGCAAAAATGCAAAGAGGAGAAATTTACAAGAAAATTATTCACGATGATTTTGAAAAATTTGGCATAATTCCGGAACTATTAAGTAGATTACCAACTAGGGTATCATTGAAACCCCTTACGGAGTCTAATTTAGTCGATATTATGTCTAAAGTTAACAACAATTTAGTAGGTCAATACAAACATTTGTTTGCAGAAGACAATATTAAATTTAAAGTAACAAAAAGTGCTTTAAAAGAAATTGCAAGGAATTCTATCTTAACCAATACGGGTGCTAGGGGTTTGCAAGGTATTTTTGAAGAACTTTCAAGGGAAGTTATGTTTACATCACCATCCGATGATTCTATAACTAATTTTACAATAACAAAAAAGGATGTTGAAAATTTGACAAGCGGTTAATAAATAAAAAACGGAGGTTTTATGGATAACAGAGAATTACTATTATTACAAATCTCATCGCAATTAAACCACATGTCCCAAACTGTAAGCAAGGGGCGACAGTCTGCATTTAAAAAAGTTTTACTCGGTGCAGATAGCGTAAGGACAATTGCAGAAGATATTTTAGATTTTACAATCAGTGCCTTATCGAAAGGTACAGCACTAACATCAACAGCATCATCACTAGCTTCTAGGATGAATGTACACACTCAATTCAATTTGAAATCAGGAACTTCGCAAAAGGCGGAAGCTACAATGATTTCAGCAGGAGTTGAGGCTTTGGGTTCACTCGGATCTCTTGGTTATACACAGGTTGTCACAGAGTCCCAAGGTGTTATGAAGTTAAATAGGCTTGATTTTAAAGACGAAAGAAATTTATTATTTAAATATTTTCAAGAGATTAAGCAAGTATCTCCTATAGATTTACCACAGGAGGAGTACAAGGGTTGGACACATCCATACAAAAACGGTGTGTCTATAGTAAAGAAGATGCCTTCAGAGTTAAGCAAGAAGTATCTTTATAAAAGAATGCCAAAGGTTTATGACGCTTTAAATTCTTATGGTTCTACGGCTTTTGTTGTAAATGAAGAGTTGTTAGACATCGTAAAGGATTTTGACAAAGAAGACCATGCATTTATCCCGCCCACTGTACTAAGTGAAACAGTTAGTGAATCCTTAAAGAGTTTACTAAACTTTAAAAGGACATCTGAGTTTGTTGGAAAACAAGCAAAGAAATGGTATTTGGAAAACGTAAGCTATCAACTTTTAAAGAAAGGACTTACAGTGGCGCAGATAGATGGTAGAAGCAACACTTACAAGAAACGAAAAGCCTCTGGATGGATGAAAGATAAGTCCTCCGATGCTTTAGACATTGTAAGGGCATCGTCTAAGAGATATGAGTATGACAGGGTAATTGACATGGCAACTCTAATGCAAGGCAAAGCTTTTTACTACGACTTTCAATTGGACAGTCGAGGTAGATTTTATCCCATAGTCAATTATTTTGAACCAACGGGGTCTGATTTAGCTAAAAGCTTACTAATGTTTAACCATGGTGTTCCTTGGTCTGAAAATGTTGAAAGGGCTTTAGCTATACATACAGCAAATTGTGCAGGTGAGGACAAGATTTCTTTAGATGATAGAGTTCTCTGGACATATGTCTGGATGGATGAAATTTTAAAAGCATCTAAAGACCCCTACAATTCTGAATGGCTTAACCAATTTAGCACTGACAAGAAAACTAAGTTTCAGTTAATATCTGCATGTCTTGAATGGAAGCGACTAGAAGAGCAAGGGGTAGACGACTATATGTGTCATTTACCAATAGGTCTAGATGCAACCAACTCAGGTCTTCAGATACTCTCAGCAATGACCAGAGACAGGTCTGGCGCTGAAGAAACTAATGTTATCAAACATCCTGACAAGGAGATTGGTGACGCTTACATGGTTATAGCTAGATCTGTTCTGGACAATGGCTTTTCTTATAAAGAGTTTGAAAACCTAGGCGATAAGGCTTGGCGAAAACTTTGTAAAAGAACTACTATGTCATATTACTATGATGCAGGAAAAGGTTGTATACAAGACCAAACTTTTGAGGATAGAAGAGACCATGGCTATGATTTGTTATCAGAAATGACTTACGATGATTCTGCTTATATAGGTACTGCTATTTTCGATGGTGTGCGGTTAGCTTTTCCAAGACAAACAGAAGCCAAAGATTTACTTAAAAGGGCAGTATGTACTTACCTAGACAATAACACAGCAACTCCAATGATAACTTGGAAAACAGCAACAGGGTTTACAGCGTTTCAAAATTATGCAAAGACTTCTATAAAAAGAGTCAATTGTATGTTTGCAAGTAGACCTGTAAAACTTAGCTATCAAGTTTTCTTAAGCGAAGCAAGAAAGACTGACCATGAGAGAGGTATAAGTGCAAACTTTGTACACTCTCAAGATGCATCTTTGTTAGCTATGGTAATTGCAAGATTAGCAGAGTTGGGCTTAAGTGACTTTATGATGATTCATGACCAGTTCTCAGTAAATGCAGAAAACATGGATTTGTTACTAATGGTGTTTAAGGATGTGTTTAAAGAGATATTTGAAGTAGACCAACTTGGTGATACTTTACATTCTTTAGGATTGTCTGAAGTGGGGATAGAAAATTATGGTGATTTAGACATGGAAGAGATTCTAGATTCTAAATACATAATATCTTAATTATATGACATCTTATAGAGGATGGTTCGCTAGAGGAGAGCAAAATGGCAAGTGAATTTAAAGAATTGTGTGATATGTATGGGTTATCTCCGGGTGACCCAGAAGCAATTGATAAGTTGATTCATTTTATAGGTGAATCAGATGATGACGAAGAGGACTCATGGTATTTCAATGAAAATGCCGATGCGTTTGATCCAGATTCTTTAAAAATGGAGGAAACAGAGGATGAAGAAGAATGATGAGGTAAATCACCCACAACATTACACTTCAGGAAAGATAGAAGCGTTAGAGATAATAGAAGATGTTACGCAAGACCTTGAAGGTCTAGAAGCATTTTCAATGGGCAGTGCATTAAAGTATTTAATTAGGTTCAACAAGAAAAAAGACCCTATACAAGACTTAGAAAAAGCGGTTTTTTACATAAATCGTATAATAAGTCTAAGATTGCATGAGATTGAGAAACTTTACAGTGAGGATAAATCATGATTGCTTTAATTGACGCTGACATAATTGTCTATTGGGCATCTAACCATTGTCAAACCAACTATTATGATGTAGTTGATAAAGACAATGAGAGTATCAAAGAGTACGACAGCAAACGTCATGCTTTAGATGGTCTGGAGGATATAAATGCATTGTGGCAAACACAAGCGATTGAGGGTGAAGAGTCACCTTACAGGGTAATACAAGGTAAGATAGTTCTTGAGCCTTGGGCAGAATGTGTTGAGTTTATAAATGATTTTATAGACAGTGTTGTTAATAAGTCAAAGTCGACTGAGTATGAATTGCATTTGTCAGGACATACTAATTTCAGAAAAGAGATTGCAGTGACAAAACCTTACAAAGGTAATAGAAAAGGTGAGAAGCCTTTCTATTATCAAAAAGTGAGAGACTATTTAACAGAAGTCATGGGTGCAAAGGTGTCTGTTGACGAGGAAGCTGATGATACTTTAGGCATTGCTCAATCAAAAGATATTGACAACACTATTATTTGTACTATAGATAAAGATTTGTGGATTGTCCCCGGTGCAAAGTATGATTTTAAAAGAGAAGAGTTAAGCTACGTTACTGAATATGATGGTATAAGACATTTTCAATACCAAATGTTAGCAGGTGACCAAGTTGACAATATACAGGGTGTTCCTAAGATTGGTCCTGTAAAAGCTAAGAAGATATTATCAGATAATGAAGATATTGATGATGCTTGGAATATTATTAGAGATTTGTATAGGAGTTCCTATGATTACAATTCTGATGATGTAATGTTAGAGATGGGTAGACTACTTTGGATGAGACGTAAAGTCGGACAAATGTGGGAACTACCTTTGTTTACAAATAAGCTAGAGAAGGAGGAAATAAATGGCTAATTTAGTAGAAGATGTGGAGTTGAACTGGTGTTTTCTAGACCCTGATAACCCACAAGAAAACTTTGAGAAACTTCAATGGTCTGTTACAGCTTATGTTGATAAGAAAGTAGCAGAGAAGTTTAAAAAGAATGGTCTTATTAGATCTTTGCGACCTGTAGAGGATGCAGATGGTAATGAGACTGGGCAATACAAAGTAACTTTTAAACAAAATGCAAAGACTTCAGCAGGCAAGGATTTATCGCCTCCCGGTGTTTTTACTAAGACAGACACAGGAACTATTAAACCCTTAACTGGTGTTATTATCGGTAATGGTTCTACTGGTACTGTATCATTTGACACCTATGACTGGGATTATAAAGGTCAAAAGGGCAAGTCTATGAGTTTAAAAAATGTGCTTGTTACTAATCTAATACCTTACGAAAAGTCAGACCCTGCAGGTTCAGAGTTTGGTTCTTTAGATTCAGGTTCGGAGTTTAATAAACCTAAGAAAGAAGATATGGATTTAAACTTTGAAGATAGTGACGATTACTAATTAACAGTAGTGTCTACAGATACTCTTCTATGAGGGGTATCGATAGACATTATTTTCACAATCAAAGGTCTTTATTGACCTTTATTTTTCTATGGAGGAAAAATGAAAAATACAGAAAATAATCAAGAGGGTGTTTTTGTAAGGCACGAGTCTTGTGAAGCTTGTGGTTCTAGAGACAATAAAGCTGTTTACGACAACGGTGATAAGATGACTTACTATTGCTTTGGCTGTGAAGATACAGGCATATACAATGACGATAATTCTGTTGTTGAGAAGACACCAAAAGAGTTTAAGAACATTGTAGAGTCTATTGATGATATAAAAGGTTATCCAGTACGAGGTTTTCGTGAACGTAAGATAACAAAGGATATTGCAGAACTCTACGGTGTTAAAGTAGGTTACTCTGAAGAAGACGGTAAGACTATTAAATACCATTATTACCCTATAACCAACAAAGGTAAGGTAGTAGGTTATGAGCGTAGAGATTTAGACGCTAAAAGGTTTCTAGCGATAGGATCCGTTAAGAACAAGAATGAGTTCTTTGGACAGTCTAAATTTGCCCCCGGCTCTTGCAAAAGAATTGTTGTTACAGAGGGCGCACTTGATGCAATGTCTATTCAACAGGTTTGGAAAGATAAGAAACAAGAGTGGGCAGTTGTATCAGTTATCAATGGAGCCCAAGGTGCATACAAACAAGTTGTTTCTAACTTGGATTACCTTAACTCTTTTGAAGAGGTTGTGTTTTTATTTGACCACGATGAAGCAGGAAGAGATGGTGCAAAAGCTTGTGCTAGGTTAGTCAGAACTGGTAAGGCTAAG